TTATCTGCGATACGCAACAGGCTTACGCCACGTAAAAGACGGGGCAATGGTCGCTGCCTCCCCCTTGTCCACACGCGCTTCCAGAACGGCGGCGCGGGCGCGGTGGAATACCGCCATAACATCCCGCTTTCCAACCCCTGTATGCTTCATGCGGTGCTGCATGGTAATTGCGTTCACTATCTCAAGTTCTCGGCGGGTCAGTTTCATGGCGGGATCCTTCTGCTTCTATGGTTTCGGTACCGTTGCGAAGATGCGCTTTAATGCGCTCCTGGAGTCATACAGCTTTAACTTGCTATTGCTCCCATTCTCAGGATCCACCCCCTTTAGACGGGCCGCTACCGTCTGCCGATGCAATCCGGTGAGGCTGGAGAGTTCGTTAATGTTCATAATTTTTTTGTGGTCGCGCATCGTATTTAAACCTTCACATGTCGATTAAAAAACGCGCAAACCATCATCTTTACAACTTGAAATATATTTAAACTCAATAAAAACATACGGTTAATAACATGATGATGATGCCAATAAAATGCAAAAAACGTGGCGCTTTTTGCGAGTCTTCGGACCCTCGGTGTTTTGAGAGCCAGGAAGGACCCGCAAAAGAAAGGGCCGGAGCCCCTTGGTTATGCCTCTGCTGGAGCTGTTCCAACTGATTTCAACAGACCTCTCCAGTCCATCGGCGCTACACCAGCATCAACACGCACCTTGTATGTCACGCCGTCCACTGTGAAGCCCTCGGAGCTCTCAATGTATGGCGCCGCGTTGCCGTCAAGATATGCCACCTCGATAGTATCGGCCCCCTTCGCCGCAGCCAGATACCAGGATTTTTCTTCTACCGCATCAAAACGCGGTTCCACAATGATCCCTAGCGTGTCTTTTACCGGGTTATAAACGCCAGCGTTACTTTGCCCTAAAACCGAGATTGATTTAATTACCTGTTCGGCAAGCGCTTCCTGACATGCCGGCACAAACAGAAATTTAGGAACAATATTCAGCACCTGTCCGCCCGCGCTTTTCTGTAAACGCATCATTGAGCGCGCAGTGGCCAAGCATTCAATACTCAATTCACCGCTAATAAAGTTCCCATGCGTCGTATGGAATAGCGGTTTGCCATCACTCATCTTGATGTTGTTCGTTAATACTGCGTACACCAGATCGCCAACGGTAGCCTTTGCCGCGCGGCCCATTGCCTGAGGAATGGTGGATAGAGCGGCAAGATCATCATTGATAATAGCCTGACGGGTAATGCTGAATAATTCGCCATATGTGGCAAGAATAATTTGCTCACCACGATCGCTGGTGGTGACGTATTTATATTCGGCCCCTTCTCGCACTTCACGCAGCCGCGGGAAAGTATCGAGGCCGACGCGGTGACCGGGTTTAAAATCTGGCAGGCTTCCGGTTCGCGTCCACTGGTCAAACGTTTCCGGCGAATCATTCCAGCCAGTCAGCATGGATTTGTTCGCTACGTCTCCCAGAATGTTACCGAAATCGCTGGCTGAGTGAGTAAACGCAAGGCCAACCATTTGCATGGTGTTCATGCCGGAAATGCTGATATTGCGATCCTGAAGGGATGCGCGGGCAAGTTCGCGAAGAGAGTACCCGGCGTAGCGGTTATCTTTTTCTGGTTCGGCGAGGCCGGTGCGGTGCATCAGGCAGGCGCGAACAGAATCACTAACAATACTTCCGTTTCCCGCGTAAATCCATACGCCGCCCGCTGGTTTAGCTTCTTTTGCCATTTCTTCTAAAAATCCTTCACGCGCCTGAGTTAATGAAATTTTTCCGTTGATCAGCTGCTGGCGCAACTCTGCCGATTCAACATGAGCGAGTCCCGCGCAGCTATCCAGAAAAGATAAAACGCCCCTTGCATCATCCAGGGAAACGCCGCCCATTTCATAACGCGCTTTAACCTGTAAAACTTCATTTGCATCAGCCTTTGCGCAGCTCGAAAAAATACGGGAAATATCTTCCGGTTTATCGGTAGCCGGGTTCGGCTTTAACAGATCCTTTACTGCCTGCGGCGCGTTCTGGAAGTTATCCAGTGCGGCGTAAAAAGTAGCCCCGCTAAATGCTTCGCTGTCCTCGGATGGGTAAATTTCATCAACGAAGCCTTTTTCTTTCGCCTCGTCTGCCGTCATCCATGTTTCTGCATCCATCAGGGCGCGGATCTCGTCATCGCCCAGTCCTGTTTTTTTTGCATAGGCGGCGATCATCTGTGTCTGGGTTCGTTCCAGCAAGTCGGCATTCTTCCGAAACTCTTCGGCATCACCACCAGCCATGCCCCATGGGTTATGAATCATGTACCAGGCGTTTGAGGCCATTGTCACTCGGCGTGCAGCACATGCGACAATGGTCGCCATTGAGGCCGCGATGCCGTCAATGCGGGCCGTTACGTAGCCCGGATAACGGCTTAAAGCATTTGCCACCATAAAACCGTCAACGGTACTGCCGCCCGGTGAATGAATGGCGAGCGTGAGCGGTAACTTGCCTGCCTTCGCAATGTCTGCCGCAAGGTTTTTCGCCACATCGCCGAAAATCGCATCGTATAAAGTCAGTTCCATATCAAACCGCCTTACGCCTGCATGTCGTCTTGTTTGTTTTCCTGTAAGCCTAATGCCTTACGCAGTGACATTCGCGCCAGTGCGCCCAGCGATGGAGCCATAGCGAGGCCGTTAAACCCGGACTTATTCAACCCTTCGATCACCTCATTACGGGCCTGATTAAGTGCCAGTGAGATTTCGGCATCGAGGGCCACGGTCACGCCCTTTGGTTTTGTCTGTTTCATGATAATTTCCTGATGTTCTGATAACTGAATGGATATACAGTGTTGATCCATTAGCAACAATAAGCAATGATTATTGCTTATTTAGGAAATATACAGACAAAAAAAAGCCGGAATGACCCGGCTCCTCTAATTAGGCACTTACGCCCTTCACAATGAATCTTTTAGATTTTTATCACGCATCCCATCAGGCAATTCGCGGCGTATCTTTTGCAAGTGCGCGATTAATAAATCCAGTTGTTCACCATCCGCGGCAAGTGGCATACCGCTGAATGTATCAACCAAAAAACCGTGCCCATCGATACTAACCAGCGCTTCTTTTTGAAGGACTTCGGCGTAATCAGATAGCCCCATATCCTGAACACCATCACTCATTCCGTAAAAATCTCTATATTCCAAAATCTCTTTTAATTTCTGCATTAGTAATACTCCTGTTTAGCCAGAAATTAAATTAAAGCCCTTGTAGTCATTAGTCGATTTTCCTGCCGCAATTGTAAATTTTTTAGGAATTTAACCTGAACCGCTTTTCTTCTGTTGCCAACACAACGGACAGGTAACTTATTGATTTTCTCGACCTTCCTCAGTTTGGTCATAGATATGCGCAGTTTTCCGCGTATCTTCACGGCGCCAACGGCGCGGTTAAAATCACCACACAGCAACTATTGTGATCCCCGCAACGGTTGGGTATGCGGCAACGCCGTACACCAGGCTAATGGGTGCGGGGGTATCTCCAGATTTGGACGCACCTCCGCCGCTGGAGCATCGGACAAAAATTTGGCTAATTGAATCGCCTAAAAAATTAGGAGATTGAAAGCAACGATCCGCGCACCTCGCGCACTTTCCCGCGCATTAATTTACGCGCGCACTTAGGTGCGCAAAATTAACCTTAGTGCGCGCGGCCTGAGTCCAGTAATGGCGCGGGTTTCAGGCCTATTTTTTCAATTCCGCGCACTTTTTCTGTATATATACAAAGAAAGTGCGCAAAACAGGTATTTCCCCCTTATTCCGCGCACCTCGCGCACTTTCCGCGCACTTAATCAGCTTTTCAGCATGGATATTTCACCGCAGCTATCAACGCTAATAAGGCCATCTTTAACCAGCTTATTCAGCCAGCGCCCAAAAGCTTTGCGCCCGTTCTCTCCTTCCATCGCTATGATGTCATCACGCAATACAGCACGGTTGCATACTTCGCCCCGCGCCTTCCGGCTTCTTATGCACTGCCATAACGCCGCGTGGTTGCCGCTCAGGTTGCTTACCTCTGCCAGGACGGGATCCACATCGCGCGGTTCGCGTGGTACGTCATGCAGCACCAGTGAGGCTACCTGTTCCCCGTCACGGTCTGTGAAGAGTTCGGCTTCGCGCAGGTCAAAGGCGGCGGGCCGTGGTTCCTCTGCATCCTTCATTTTCGTACACGTCAGAATGATGGCCCCGCCGTCCCCCTCGCGTCGTACATTAAACTCGGCATCCAGCGCCGCACGGAACGAACTGGAGCCGCGCGCGCCTTTGCTGTCGTCCTTCCCTGAGTGATGCACCACCAGCACTGTGGCCCCCGTTTCGCGCTTTATGGTGTCGCACCCTTCGATAAACGCCCCCATGTCCCGCGCGTCGTTCTCATCGTTGCCACCAAAGCAACGGGCTAGAGTATCAATAACGATAAGCTGTACTGGCTGCCCCTTTTGGGCCTGAATCGCGCAGGCCGCTTTCACCACCTCGTTAACCTCCTCACGGCGTACCGGAAAAACAGGACGGTTAACCAGTGCCAGGTTATTTACTTTCACGCCGTGGACGTTCTCCCATGCCTTCACGCGGCGCGGCACACCTATTCCACCCTCGCCTACGATGTACATAACAGAACCGCCTGAAACGCTCTTACCTGCCCACCTGCGCCCCGCCGCAATGTGACAGGCCCACGACACCGCCAGAAAGCTCTTATAGCTCCCGCTGGGGCCATAAATGCTGCATAAGCTGTTTGCGGGCAAGTAGCTTTTAAGGGTGTAATCCTGCTCACGGTCAAAACCGTCTGAACCGTATGTTATCGGCAGGTTGTGCCTCAATGCGTTCTTCTCTTCCTTCCGAGCCGCTTCCTCTCTCAGGCGTTCCATGTACCCGCGCCAGTCCTCCGGCGCCCGATCCGGAATCCCCCTGTATAACTTCGCATCCTGCACACCCGCCAACGCCAGTTTTTCGCCGATGGCGTTAATCTGAATCTGTTCAATATCCCCGGCCAGATAGACGCGGGCGCATCGCCGCCCCTGGTCAATAATGCGCAGGGTCTCCAGCTCCGCCAGTTGCTTTGGCCCCAAATAGATCGGCGGTGTCGCGTCTTCGGCAATCTGCTTGCCCATGCCCTCTTCCCAGCCTTTCGCATGGGCGTAAGCATCAGCACCGGCAAAAATTATTGCTTCGGTGTATTTTTCCTTTGGCAAGTGTTTAAGGTTCGGTGCGTTCTTCATATCCGCCCCTTATCCCATCCGGTGGAACCGAAAGAGATCGGCAAACCGCAGCGCAGTTCGGCGGCGCGTTCCCTTCCCCGTTCTCTGGCTTCGGCCTGGCATAGCTCGCTTTCTTCCGGCAGGAAAGAAAATTCACGGCGCAGACGGTCGAAAGAGCAAACGCATTCATGCTCGTACCCGTCGCGGATATACATCACGCGGTTTTCTTCCACCTTAATGATGGTAATTTTTGCGCCCGCGCTATCTTTCCACCGGGTGTTAAGCTCGATTAAAGGGTGAGTTTTGCCCTCAGGCTTAGCCTGATTAATTTTTTTAGCCATTATTTTTTTGCCTTATCGAGCCGGGTAATTAATCTGAACGCCCGCCATTTTTGCGGACTCAAAAAAACTTTCTACCGTCGTAGTAAATTCATCCTTGCGCAGTGCGTAGCCGCCTTGGGCGATCCCGTTTTCCACGCTGACCAGCACTCGCCCGGTAAAATTTGCGGGTGCCGGAATCGTCACGGTGAAGGTCAGTAATTTTTCACGCATAACAAGCGGCCTCCATTTCCTTATTCAGCACTGTCAAAGTCATGAAGCCCTCGCCAATATCAAACACCTGGCATTCAGTCCGGATCTTTGCGGCAAACGTTAAAGACCATGGCCCGGATAATTTTTCCCGCGCTTCGCTTTCTGTATCCGCCTGGACACGCAGAACCGTTGGCATTGCTCCGGGTAAGGCGTGGTAGACGGCGAGGAAAAGCCAAGTAAATTTACTCATGATCAACCTCCACATACTCAACGCCTGCGGCGTCCAGCGCCTCCTTGAAACGGAGCAGTAATTCCCGGCGTTCACGATAGAGGGCCGCACAAAAAGGATCGAGACAGTCCACGATGGTTTCGGGCAAACGGCGCACATGGGGCAAAACTACTTTTTGAAGCCGCTTACTGGTATTCATTCCACTGTCTCCCGCTCTAAATAGGGTTGTTTCAGGTAATCAGCCATCAGGATAATCAGATCGTGAAGTAGCCCGGTTAAATCCACCGTGACGGTATGTGGCAAGGTGCAGCTTAAAAGCGCCTGAGTGAGGCTTCGCGCATAGTCCACCAGCAAATAAGAATCCACCCAACAATCCGGGACGCATGGTTCGGGACGCTCATCCGTCGTGAGCAATTCAACCAGGTGGGGCGGCGGGAAGGAGTCAGACAGCGGACGCAACGCAGTAAGGGCGAAGGACAAGCGGCCACACAATGCCAGGCTTTCGGCGATGTCGGTACTTTCTACCAGCTCGGCAGCGAAAGCGGCGCACATATCAGCCAACTGAAATAAATCAGCGGATGCAGGGATCGGCATGGTAAGCAGCTTATTCATGATACGCCCCCGGTACTGACATGCGGCCAGCGAAAGAGAGCACATAGCGGCCCACCAGCATAAGACGCGCCTCGCGCTCGCTGGTGGCAATGACTTGTTCGCGGTGCGGTATGGCGTGCCGATCTGCGCGGGATAAGGCAAGGAAGATAAACACGCGATTTTCAGGGCGTGCGGATGTGGTACTATTAGCGGAAGCCATAGCATTACCTCTAGCATAATGTTGTGGTTAAACGCCTCGGCAGTGTTCCAGCACTCCGGGGCGTTGTCTTTCGTGTGACATTGGTTTACATTGTCACCTCGAAAAGTATTATTGTTTTTGAGGTTTACAATGTCAACAGATGACAACAAAAAAGAAAGATTTGCTGTACAACTGCGACTTGATGCAGATCTTTTCGAACGCTTAAACATCGCCATGAAAGAAGACGGCGACGATAATCGTTCTGGCTGGATTAAGCGCCTGCTACGTAGAGAGTTAGACAAGCGCGGTATCGAGAAAAAAGAGTAATTATTAGCCGGGGCCACCCGGCTTTTTTGTGTCTGCATGATCCCACCTCACGCAGACTGGCGAACGGATGCCAGGTAAGCATCAAGATCGGATTTAAGGTAGATGGTCTTTTTACGGCCCACTTTGTAGAAGGGAATTTTTACCCGTCCTGAGCTGTGCCAGTTCGCCAGGGTGCGAGCCGCTATACCAAGGTAATCAGCGGCTTCAGGGCGGGTAAATTTTTTATCTGGTGCTTGTTCAGTGTTCATAATGCCTCACTGTGGTTAATGGGTAACAACGGTGAGGATTATTGAAGAAAAATAAAGGCTGTATAAGGTTATTAGCAGATATTCATCTGGTAATAGCAGCTATTACCCTACCTCTTTTTTTTGCCATTTAAGAGGTATTACCAGAGGATAATTTTTACTTATCACTACTTCAAGGGGCGCTAATTTTTCCTCTTTCATCCAGTTTTTAAGTGTTTTTTCTACAACCCTATAACGCTCTGATAGTTTTTGAATCATTCTGTTCTTACTTCCCCATGGATAGGTTTTCCACGTTTCCCTAATAACATCAATTATTTCTTCTTTTTGGTTATGACGACTTCCTGAAGCCGCTTTCTTTCTATCCATATAAGCGGCACCAGCAGCTATTTCTTTATATATAACATCTTGTGCCCTTTCTTTTACAAATCGTCTGTTCATGGCAAAGGCCAGATCATCGGCAAGGGAGGAATAGCCATGCGCCTCAAGGATAAAAAATAGCTTACAAAGGGTTTCATTCTCAAAATTCTCATTATCCCGAGGTTGTTTATCCTTTTGCATTTTTTGTAAAATAGATTTCACTGCCCCTCTAGAGCTGGTGTTAATGATGTTTTTATAAAAACTTCCTATCTCTTTATCATAACTAAATATATTATCAGCGACATTACTTATAATTGACATAGTTATATCTATAAATTCTTTTCGGTCATCATCTAAGTATTGAGAAAAACTCATTTTATTACCTGCTTAATATTCTGGTTAAGCAAATCAAAAAGCATCCTGCGTTTTTCCTCGTCGGTCATAGTCCCCATGACCGCTAACAGATGGTTATCCAGTCCACCAGCCTTTTCCACCAGCCCGGCATGTTCCAGAATGGCGCGTTCTACTTTTTGCGCCGGTTCCATCAATTCATCGGCGGAAAAATGTAAGTATCCCTGTGTTACGTCAGCGCTTCGGAAGGTCTTATGGTTCATCAGGCGCTTAAGAATGTATGAACCCACTCCCGTAAGCTCGGCAACGCTACCGAACGTGCGCCGCGCATCATGGCAGGTAAAACGAATGGGGGGATATTCGCCGCCCAACTGCGTTTCATGGCTGATTTTGTCGATCACATCTCTGGGTTCGGAAATTATTCCGCGTTTTGCACCAGGGAAAACATACAAATCACCGTCTTTGCGCAGCTCTTTACGACGCTGAAAAATTTTAAATAACGTGCCCGTGATCGGTAGTTCCAGCACGTCGCCGTTTTTGGTCTGGTCGATCCAGAAATAGCGCCCGGACATATTTACCCGTGACCACTCAAGGCCGAACACTTCACCACGGCGCAAGCCAGTAAACAAAGCAACGTCAAGCGCGTCACAGACCGACACGGCGAAATCTTCTCTTATCTCGGCAGAATAGCGCCGCACGGTGTCAACGGCCCCCAGCCAGCGGCCCAGCTCATTATTACGAATGCGGGTTGTTTTGCGCGTGGTGCCGTGCCATTTGCGCTTCGTGCTTAACACCATCGTCGGCGGGTCTGGCAGAAGCCGGTTCCCTTCCGTGTCTCGATAATGGTCATGTGAATAGCGGTATATTGCACGCAGCACACGCGCCCATAGGTCGGCCTGTGATTTGCTTCCTACAGCCACACCAGAACGCTTAGGCTTATCACCAAACCATATGCCGCCATTTGTAATGGCCTGATGTCGGACTTCCACCCCGTCGCGATCAATCGACGCAAGCGGCCTTTTAAGCCAATCGCCGGAAAAATTATTGATGATTCCCTGGTACTGGTCGATCGTGTCCTGTTTGATTCGTCCTGTGCGGGATTTGATGTACTCCGCCAGCGCGTCAGCAAGTGTGATTAATCGGTTCGCATCTTCTCTTCGGGTATCATTCGGATTTTTGCCGTCCTTTGCCACAGCCCCTAACATTTCCAAAGCCTTTGCCCTGGCGAGATCGACCGACATATCAGGAAAGCGGCCTAACGTTGCTCGGATGAATTTCTTATCCCGGTACCGGGCTATGCAAAATGCTTTAATGCCTGATGCGCCAACCCGCACGCGCAAACCAGACACAACGGAATCAGCGTATTCAATCTGCTTTCCTTCTGGTGCTGGTGGCAACTCCTGTACGGCTTTTTTGGTAAAGTTAAATGTAATCAT